CTCCAGAGAAATCTGTTACAGTAAAGCCGGCAGACCCACTATCTTCTGGATATACGTTAGTATTACCCTTAGGTCCTAGTACACCCTGTGTTACAGTAACTACGGCACCATCAGCCGAAGCTGAGAATCCAGACACACCGTCAATTGCAGCCGCAAGGTTAGTAGCAGTCTGGTTATTACTTGTTACTGATGAAAAGGCTACATCTCCACCTGACCCTGCAAATTTAACAGGTGTGGTTTCGTTAGTTTTAAATAAGGAGATAGCATCTCCACTTGCAATGTTAGCATAGTTAGTAATGGTAATAGTACAAGTAGCTGCAGTATCATAAGTAGTAAGCGTACTAACTTTAACACCTTCTCCATTATCGTAGTCTGCTGTAAGTTTGTATTTTAAGTATACTGTAGATCCTTCTACCCGAGAAACAATATTCATTTCTCCTGGGTAGGTTTTGTATGTAGTATCTGCGCTTTGCCAAATAGCTGTTGAAGAAGTTTCTGTACCTATTCGGATTAGAGTTCCTTCATGTAGATGAGCAACGTCATCTATGCTAATAGACTTCTGTCCACGTTTAGCAGCAGCTGATAAGTTTAAACTATAGTCTGTTAAAGCAGTAGTATTTAACATAGTTTTTGTAGCAGTGTTTACTTCATTGAAAATAAATTCACCATCTTTAATTCTTACATTGTTTCTAACCTTAGCCAAGTCTAGTACAGTACCCGGTGCTGCGTTTGCTGCAGTACCGATCATAAACTTACCATTCTTTAGATCTAAGTCCGCAACGGTAGTAGTAGCAGGAGTTCCTGCATGACCTAGAGTACTGTCTATTAAAGCTGTGTTTACATAAGCACTAGCATCAGCAGCTCCAGTATAGTCCGCAGAAGCTGATACAGTAACAGCCGTTGGTATGCTTGCTGAATTTGTTACTGCTACTAAATTACCAGATGAATTATACTGTAGGATTTTTCCTGTACCTTTAGCTGAATCATCGACATCAGCTAAGTCACCAACACTATCAGTTTTTCGCATTACTGTAGCATCGTTTGTCCACGCAGATCCATTCCATTTAAGAATATCATTTGAAGCCGGAGAAAAACTAGCAACATCGTTAAGTTCTTCAATGCTTGAAGCCTGTATCCTATCTAAAACATGTGCAGTAGTAGCTACTTTTGTGGAATCATCACCAGCTGATTGTGTTACAGCTACTTGATTTGTGTGTAAAGCAACGGTACCGTCAGCCCTAATAACTTGAGCTTGAGTTACTTCAACCCAATTAGTACCATCATATCTAATAATATCTCCCCCAGTAATTGAAGGTCCAGCAGAGCCAGCGTTCCATCCTACTCCTCCACTAGCATCTAAATCTACTGTAGCAGAGCCTATAATATCGTAGGTATCGCCAGCTACTGCAGAAGGTTCGGAGGGCATACTGTCTGTATTTATAGTTCCTTTATAAGTAAAGGTGCTCCCAAGTCCATCAATCTTTTGATCAAGGACATAGCCCTGATTAGCGGATAAAGGTTTAGCAGTTTCTCCTGTAGAAGTTAAGTTATCTACAGTATCTACTTTAAGCTTTTCGCTAGATATTGCCAAGCCACTGCTTGTTGCTAGGTCTACTGCCAAAGGATCGTCAGAAGTACCTGTACCAGAGATACCATCCCCTGCAGTATTGTTAAGGGTAGCTGCTCCGATATAAGTATTAGCAATCTTACCCGTAGAATCTAGTGGACATATACCACTAGGCTTACCCACAAAAGGATCTAATGTATCTTTGTTATCCTGCATAGCTGCAATCTCTTGAGAAATATTAAGAAGCTGTAGCAAGCCATGGTTTAATTGTTTTGCTGTAATGCGAGAGCCTGCAGCCCAGTTTACATAGTTAGTTAAGTCTTGTGTTTTCCTTAGGATGTATACAGTATCTGCTGAAGAATCAAAGACGGGCAGTTGTACTGTAGTTCCTGAAGACCTAGTAAATACAAAGTCTGCATCAGCAGCTGACATAGAAATAGTTCTTGCTGCTGTATCTACAGTATACATATTACTGCCTGATGAAGAAGCGTTAGGTAATGTCCAAACATCCCAAGCTTCTGAACCTGTAAGTAGAGGGCTAGGAGTCGAGGCGATAGTGGAGAAATCGAACTGCCTTACTACTACTAATTGTTCATCTAGTGGTACGCTTTCATCTAAAGATAGTGATGCGAATGAAGCTATTTTCCGTGTGCTGTCAAGCGGATCGGTTGTCCAATCACTTGCAGCTAAAGTAACTATAACCCCCGTAGGGTCTGTTTGATTATCGTACGCCATTTATTTCTCCTTATCGCCTTTCAAGCAAACTATCACGGGAATTAAACTTCCCTCTAAATTCTATATTAGTAATATTAAAAGGTACTGGATAGTCTGATTCTATTTTAACTATAGTTTCATTAGATAACCCAAATACTCTTGCCAAAAATTCTCCGTCTTCTTCTATATTATCATACGGAAATGTTTCATCCTTTGCTCCTACATACAGAGGAACAAAGTTATAAAGTTCTGCATTCCTACCTCTTCTTGAAATAGAAACATCGTACTGTCCCGTGTTACTATGACGAACTGATATACTCCTTAAGTTTAATACACCGTTTCGTACATTATTTTTATCATCTCTAACAAACTGTTCTGATAATTCTACAACAGAAGAGTATTTACTACCAGACTGAAGACCAGGTACGTCTGCTGTATTCCCAAATACATAGACTGTAGTTTCGATTCCATCATCATCATCTACAGTAATTGAATAAGCATCATACGTAACACCTTCATTGTCTACAGCTATATCTACACCATCAAATCTAAATGGAATAATATATTCAGTCCTGTTACTGTCTCTATTGTACACTCCGTTGGATAGATTATATCTGTTATCAATAAAAGGTACACCTAAATCCTGAGTAACTGTATCTAAAGGAAGGCGTATTAAATATAAATACTCACCATTCATAATCACAGTCATGTATAGGTAACTATCAAACACTTCTAGATCTTCTATCCTAATACCGCCACCAAACACGTGCCTAAAGAACGAGTTTTGAACTACTTGATCTCCAGAAAATCTATTAACATAAGTAAATATTGTATTTGGATTATCTTTATCTACAAAAAATAAAGAATTATATGCAGGAGATGAGGTAACAGCCCCTATATTTTCTGGTAAGTATCCCGGACAATGTAAAGAAACATCAATCGCTTGATTAATATTAGTTTGAGCCTGTCCAAAATAAATATACAACCTTGTAGAATCAAAGAAGTATATTTGATTGCCTAGTAATTGAGGTTCAATACCTGGAACTGTAGAATAGAATGTAGTTGGAGCAATCTCTGCTGTAAACGGAGTGATTTGATTTTCTGAACCAATCAATTCGAACTGCGTATCTCCTTTTGAATTTATGAAAAGGTAATCATTAAAAGGAACCATTGATTCGATAGGTGAATACTTATTTGAACTAACACTTAAATCTATAGGATCTGCTGAAGT